ACCTGAACCTGAAGTATCAATACCAGTACCGCCAGCGATTGTAAGTGTCTCGCTGTCAAGGTCAATGCTTAATGCACCACCACTGTCACCTTGAAAGTCAAGGTCTTGTGCAGTAACCTGTGCATCTATATAGGTTTTAGTAGCTTTTGCTGACGGAATAGTATCATCGCTTGCAGATACAGAAGTTAAATCTGTATCCAACACACCTGATGCAAGCATAGTAGTATTGATATTTGAAACTGTATTGCTGGCAGCATCAATAGTTTTATTAGTTAAAGTTTGCGTGTCTGTAAGTGTAGCTACAGTGCTGTCAATAGCAACAGTTACAGCTTGACCTGTAGCAGATGTATCAATGCCTGTGCCACCAGTAACAGTCAAAGATTGACTATCAAGGTCAACAGCAGCAGTACCCGTGTCAGCAGCTACGTCCAAATCTTGCGCAGTTACCTGTGCATCTACATATGCTTTAATAGATTGTTGTGTAGCCAATGCAGTAGCACTGTCAGAAGTCATCGTGTCTTCATCTAGGATGTCTGTGACAGTTGTGGTAGGCATTGCAATGCTATCTATATATGCAACGCCATCAATATATAAATCTTTCCACTCTGCACCTGAACTACCAATATCACGAGTATCATCAGCGTCTGGAATTAAATCTGCACCAAGTGTACCAGATACAATCACATTGCCAGATAGTGTCATAGTACCAGCAATGTTAGCATCACCAGCTAAATACAAGTCTTTAAATTTAGCACCAGATGTACCTAAGTCAATGTCATTATTAGTAACGGGAACAATAACACCGTCTTGAAAACGAAGTTGTTCAACTGAAGAACCAAGACCACCGGCATCAATAAATAGTCCAACACGGTTGTTTGTATCATCTACTACAACTTTGTTAATAGGCGCAGCTACACCGGGGTCTCCAATCAAACCAATGACTGGACCTTCAGCGGCAGTGCCATCATGTGCGTGGCCTGTTGTATTACTAAATGCATTTAAAAGTTGGTTATATTCATCGTTAAAATCTGCTGCTTGGATAATATCTCCATCAGCAAACGATGATTGTCTAGTATAACCTGCCATTTACTATCTCCTTGCCGCCGCTTCAAACTCTAGCTGAAAACCTTTCAGTGAGTATGGGGCTGACGCACCCCTATCATTAACACGTAATGCTATTGCAAAACCAGAACCTTCGATTGGCTGTCTTACCAATGGATTTGTTTGACCACCATATGTTGCAATTCCAAATATTGAAGAACCATAAATAGCAACGGCAGTAGTGGTATCAAACGGATATGCAGCTGGTCTAGGAACATTAGGTGATTCGTAGTCATACCTAACTAGCAAGTCTGCATTTACTATTGACTCAGGTGCGTAGTTTAAGATAACACGCTGAAAGGTTTTACGTATACCTGCATCACCCATAGTCAAGTCAGGTGAACGATATTTACCAGTTACTGTGTTACCATCAAAATCAATACCCTGTTCTTGGCGATATACGTAACCATCAAACCCACCATGAAAAATAAAACTTTCGCCTTGGGCGGTACTGTAATCTGTACAGCTAGGTGCTATACCTTTTAAATCACCAAACTCGTATGTGTCTCCTTTACGAACACATATGATACCTCTTGTAAGATTTCTTGCTTTAGAAGAATCTGAAAAGAATAAACGATATTGTGTTTTATCCGGTATGACAAGACTATCAAATTCATCTACGTCTGTTAATCCGGTAAAGCGTTCTTGAATTTGGCGGCTGATTGTACCCAACTCAACGTCACCGATACGGTCTGTACCAGCAACAGTACGCAGTCCATCTGGACCAAGGTAAACCAAGTCACCTGCAAATTCTTGAATAGTAAATCCGTTTAAACATCCAATCTCACGAGATACAGGTTGTAACGTAAAGTCTGCAGCAGAGTTACCGGATAGTCTAAAAATACGTTCTTCACAAAATATGTATAGCTGTTCACGGAAAGGAACAATTGCTGTTATGGGACTGTCTACTGCAATAGAACCTGCGCCATTAGCAACCGCAAAATCATCATCCGTATATGGTGCTGTAAAAATTACTTCTTCTGGATTATTAGACATACCAGCAAAAAATAAAGTATTTTTAAAGCCAGTTACAAACTTAGGGTCTGCAGGTGCGCCAGTAGCATTTAAGTCGGTTACTGTAGTGCCATCATATTTAGAGGCATTGTTAGCACCGTCTGCCCAAACAATATAACTTGTACCTGCTAGGTTGTATCTAAAAAAAGTATACTTTAGTGCGTTAGTTCTACCAGTATCTATCTCTGTCCAAAAAGCAGATACAGGAGTGTTATCGACATAACCTGCGGCAACTGTGCCGTTTGCTCCACGTGTACAACCAGTAAATGTTGTGGCTGTCTTACCTGTGTAGGTAATTTGCTCTGTGCCTATAAGTAAAGTACCTGTTGTTGGAAAACCTACAGTAGAGTCTACAGTTAAAGTCGTATCACCTACAAGAACAGCACCATCTAAAAGTGTGGTAGCATTTGTTGATTTAAATACTTTTTCACCACGAGCAGCTAATACATTATCGCCAAAGTAAGCTGACATTAAAACAGGCTCAGTAGTACTAGCAGTATATGGCACCTCACCGCTAATCCATTTAGCGTATCCAGAAATGCGTCTATAGCCACCTTGTACGTCAGGCTCAAAGTTTTCTAGTTCAAGAGCCATACCCGGTTGCATAACAAAGGTAGACTGGTCAAGAACCAAACCACCTTGACAGGCAAACACAAAAGGACTGAGGCCAGATTCATCTGCCATTTATACCACCTAAAATCCGGCTACGTTAATGCCATACCTTTGTGAGTGTGGAATGTAAGTTGACCTCACGTAGTCTGTTCTGTTCAAAAGAATTGATTGCATATATTTAATGCCCTCTTCAAAACGGGCAAAGTTAATTCCATATTGTTGTGCTTCACCACGATACTGATATCCGTAAGCAGTAGCACCATCTACAATAGTTTGTCTGAACTGTTCAGGAATAGAAGGTACATCTGTAGCATTTACCAGTACAGAAGGCTTTTCATAGTAATCAAATTTTAATTCGTAAGCAGCGTCTGGATAAGGATACAGTCCATAATTATTATCTGGTGTGCGGAATACATAACTAGGAACAGCACCTACACCTGTCGTACTTTCTTGGTCAATAGCCCTATCAACATATTCTTTATAATCTAATACTCGTAACGTAGTACCAGCTACACCAAGTGCAGCATCTTTACTAATACGGAATGTTTCATAATCTATAGATTGTGTATTTGCAGGAAGTGTATAACGAGTTTGATTTGCTACTAGTGTAACAGTAGCTGTGCTGTGGGTAAAAGGCCAACCAAACTCACGTGAGTTAATATAGTTAATGGCATCGTTTACTGCGTTTTTACACTGGATTTGAAATCCACGTGCATTAGAGAATGTAGCGGCAGTTAGTTCTACCTCATTCATTCTATTCAGTACATCGTTGGATAGTCCAAGATAATCATATGCCATGTGAAATCCTCAAAACAAAAGTGAAGGGGCAAGTTGCCCTGCCCCCTCAACTATTTAGGCAAGTGTATCACGGTCAACTTCGTTAGCCGTGCGTGGCGCAGACATATCTACAACAAGTGCATAGACACGTGCTTTACCAGCAGTACCTGTACCAGTGACAGTTGAAACAACGTCAATGGTATCGGCAGCAGTTGTACCTTGTGGTACAGCAGCTTCGGTAACGATGTCACCAACTGAACCTGCTTGCAGGTTAATTGCAGTCACGATGTCTGCAGACCCGATTGACAGGTCAGCAACGTGAGCAGTTGAACCAGCACATGCTTCAGTGATAACTGCACCAGCAGCAAGTACCATGCAGTTAGCTGGGATGCTAACAGCAGTTACTGTACCGCTTGCGGTAGGAAGGGTTACTTCGGCTTCGTAAACACGAACACCTTTAGCAACGGTTTGTGAAAGAGTAGCCATTGTCTAAATCTCCCCTTATACCAAGTTGTACTTAGCGTTCACAAGTGCTTCAGGACGAAGAATCTTGCGACCGTACAGATGCATACCACGAACAATGTCAGCAAAGCTGTCAGGGTCACGGTAGGTTTCAGTCTTGTTAATCTGCTCTGCAGTTGCAACAGCAGAATCGTGACCGCCAACCATTACGCCGTAGTTAGAAGCGTTAGTACCACCAGTTGTTGATGGACCAGTTCCAATTACAGGAAGGTTGTTAGACACGTATACACGGAAACCATGCAGGTTATTCAGCACCAAGCCATTCTGCAGACCTGACCCACCGAAATCAGCATTGAACAGACGTGAGTCTTCGTCCATGAGGATTTCTTTGAATACAGGGTCGATAACCAGCCAACGGCCTTGTGTATCAACATTCTGCTGGTCCAGCTTACGAGCCATACGAGCAATAATCTGCAGTGCGTTAGCATTACCTGAACCAACAGTTGCAGAAGTTGCGCCACCGGCACGTGGCTGAATACCAATTGATGAACCGGCTGAACCACCAAAGTCATCAGCTTCCAGCTTCATTGAAGCAAGAAGTTCGTCTGAACCTGCAGTTGCAACAGCAACAGTACCATTAACGGTAGTGTTAACTGTGTCAGCATTTGCATGAAGTGCAGACTGAGTGTAGCCTGACAAGTAGCCAAGAACGTCTTGGTCGAACTGGTCAGCAAGGCGATACGCAGCACGGTCACTTGCCAGAGACTGGAA